TAAATCCATTTGAGGAATATGCAAAGGTGCTTAAATGCGCCCATATGGAAGAGCAGTTTTTAAGATTTCGAGCAGCATTTGACTCTCATAATAGAATTATTATATTAGGTAATGGTGGAAGCAGTTCTGTTGCATCCCATATATCTCAAGACTATATGAAGTTCAAGGGTAAGAAAGTTTCTATTCTTTCTGATCCTTCAATGCTAACCATGCTTTCTAATGACTTTGGTTACAAGAAAGCATACCAGAAGTTTTTAGAGTATTACGTAGAAGAAGATACTCTTGTAGTTATTATGAGTTCTGGTGGTGAATCAAAGAACATGATTAACTGCGTTAATTGGTGTGAAGATAATAAAGTTGATTATGGAGTTCTAACTGGATTTCAATCTAACAATAGAATCCGAACTATTGCAGTTGATGCTCTATGGAACTATTGGATTGATAGTAAGTCATATGGTGTGATAGAGTGTGTTCATCAAATCTTTCTTCATGGAGTAGTATGAGATTTTGCTTTGATTTAGACGGGACAATCTGTGATACTCCCTGTGATCCAGATGGTCACAATCAACGATATTGGGATGCACTTCCTATCCCACTCATGGTAGATACAGTCAATCGTCTTTATGATGAAGGACATTATATTATCATTATGACTGCTCGTGGTAGAGGGTCAGGTAAAGATTGGACATCACAAACCGAGAAGAGTCTGAATGACTGGGGTGTGAAGTATCACGAACTGGAACCTATGTTCCATAAACCTAATGCTGATATCTTTATTGATGATAAGGGTGCTAATGTATTCGATTGGATTCTAGGTCAACCACAAAGAAAAGGAATCATTGCAGGTGCCTTTGATATAATCCATCCAGGATATATTCGTATGTTTGCTGATGCAAAGAAGTATTGTAATCACCTAACTGTTGCACTCCATGTTGATCCTTCAACAGAGCGAGCACATAAACTGAAACCAGTGCAGACAGCAGAGGAACGCAAAGAAATTCTTCTGGGTATACGAAACATTGATGATGTTGTGTTTTATAACATTGAAGACGAATACCTTGCACTCCTAGAAAGTGGCGAGTATAATGTACGTTTCCTGGGCGACGATTATTCTGATGGAAGTTATAGTGGTGTTGGTCTGGGTATTCCAATTACTTGGTTGCCTAGAGACCATGAGTACTCTAGTACTCGATTAAAAACATTGATTCACAATTCTATTATGCCTAGGAGAAACGAGAAATATGACTAAAAGTTTAGTCACAGGTGCAGCAGGTTTTATTGGATCTAACCTGGTCGATTACCTCCTTGAGCAAGGACATTATGTTGTTGGTATTGATAATGAAAGTGCAAACAACAATGACTTTTACTGGAATAGTAAAGCATATAATGTGAAGGCAGACATCTCCAGTTATGGAGATATGAGAGAACATTTTGATGGTATTGACTATGTGTTTCATTTAGCAGCAGAGAGTCGTCTGCAACCTGCTATTGACAACCCTATCAATGCAGTCACTAAAAACTGTGTCGGAACTACTGTAGTTCTTCAATGTGCTCGTGAGGCAGGTGTAAAGCGGGTAGTATACTCTTCTACTTCATCTGGTTATGGTGGTAACCGTTGGCCTAATGTAGAGACACAACTTGATGATTGTCTAAACCCATACTCTGTGTCCAAGATTGCAGGTGAGAAACTATGTAAGATGTATACGGATCTTTATGGTTTAGAGACAGTATCATTGAGATACTTTAATGTATTTGGTGAGCGGTCTCCTACTGTTGGTCAGTATGCGCCAGTGATCGGTATCTTCCAGAGACAAGAAGCAAATGGAGATGCACTTACTATTATCGGTGATGGTTCACAGAGACGTGACTTTGTTCATGTTCATGATGTAGCAAGAGCAAACTATCTTGCAGCCATATCACCCATCTACCATATGTTGGGTCACGTATTCAATGTAGGTAGTGGTAAGAACTATTCTATTCAAGAGATTGCTAACGCTATCTCTGATGCTCAAATATACTTGCCTGAACGTTCTGGTGAAGCATCGACTACTCTTGCAAATATAGATAGAATTGGTGAAATCATTGGATGGAAACCTGAAATTGATGTGATGGAATGGATCAGAACTAATGGATAAGAACAAGGCAGCATATAAACTCAAAGGACTTCCTCCCATATATTATTTGAATCTGGATGAGCAACCAGAAAGAAAAGAATATATGGAAAAGCAATTCAAATATTGGGAGATTGAGAATTATACTCGTATCTCTGCATATGATGGTAGAGACGGTAGAGATCTCGGAGACATTCTTAAAGGGAGATACCCTGACAGTATGTCTTCTGGTGAGGTTGGATGCACTACGTCCCATTTGAAAGCAATGGTGGAGTTTCTTAAGACTGATGCTCCATGTGCCTTAATGATGGAAGATGATTGTGATATTTCTACTGTATCTTATTGGCCTTTTGAATGGAAAAATTTTTATGCAAAAGTTCCTTATGACTATGATGTAATTCAACTTGCTGTGATTAATCCTGCATCAGTTCATCTACAAATGCATAAAAGATTTGTAAATGATTTTTCGACAGCATGTTATATGATTACCCGTCGTCATGCACAAAAATTAATTGACCTTCATGTAAGAGGAGATAAGTATAAGATTGATAATGGAGTTAAACCAAGAGCAGTTGCCGATGATTTGATTTATAACTCTGGAAATACTTTTACTATTCCTTTGTTCTTATACAAACTTGAACTTGGTTCTTCAATTCATGATGAGCATATTGAAGTTTTTCATAAGTCAAGTTATGAAGGTCTTTGGAATTTTTGGAAAACACAAGCAAATCAAATTGAAGATTGGAATGCACTATTTGACTATGACCCATACTTTAATCGGTTGCCTCCTGGGTTTGAGGGGAAATAGTGAGCATTTATACTGTCTGTCCTTGACAAGAATTTATGTTTGCTATATAATACTGTAATGTTTCTTCACAAAACTCAAATGACTGTAACAACTGAAGACGGTGGACGTACAAACATGTATGCCACAGAACCTAGAATGTATATCTCAGAAACCGACGCAGAACGTTTTGGTCATGAGAATTATGCAGAAAAGGCAGAGAAACTCAATGGTCGTACAGCAATGATTGGATTTGCTTTTGCTCTGGTCTCTTATGCTACGACTGGCAGTGTTTTCTTTTTCGGTCTTTTCGGTTTCTGATTACTTGACAATGTATCAAATTTTGATTACAATGACCAGTATTGCCTTCTTCGTATTGTTGGCATATTCCATCGAAAAATTATCCGAAACTTACTAATGGACTTTAACGTTACCTTCCGTACTCCTGACGGAGCCGAAACAACCGTCACCTGTCAGGATGACCAATATCTTCTTGATGCTGCCGAGGAAGGTGGTATTGATATGAATTACTCTTGCCGTGCAGGTGCTTGTTCATCTTGTGCAGGTAAGATTGTATCTGGTACAGTAGATCAAAGTGATCAATCATTCTTGGATGACGATCAAATGGAAGAAGGATTTGTGCTCACTTGTGTTGCATATCCAACTTCTGATGTTATAATTGAAACTGAACAAGAAGAGAACCTCTACTGATGCACGGAAGTCTTGAACCAGAAGATCGAGTAATGGATGATCCATCTGTTTATGAACAAGTTTCTTCTCTTGCCCAAAAATATGGGTGGGAAGAAGGTGATAACATTGTAGTTGAAATGGCAGGAACTCAAGTTTCTGGTATCGATGTCGGTGAAGTCTATAACAAAAAATGGCAATCACCTATCGGTACTCGTAAGTACAACAAAGAAGCATTCATTGTTATTAAAAATCTCACCAGAGATCCCTTTGAGTCTTCCAAACCTATGGATAGAGAGCACAAACCTCAACATTCATATCAACCTGAAACAAAAACTGTAAAAAAAGATGCCTGACTTGATTGAACTTCTTACTTATTATGTAATCGGTGGTGCTCTCATCATCGGTCCTCCTGCAATCTTCCTTATCATTGCTATGATGGCGGCATTACAAAATACAAAAGGTCGTATGGTTGGATACAAAGACCACAAAATTTATGGCAATAGTTCTATCTATGATCCGGCACCAAAGTTGCCAAGAGAAAAAACTAAATTTTTCTTAGAACTAGATGCCTAATCCAAATCAACTCTATGATGATATGGAGAGATTAAATGCCCTATATGAAGAACTTTGCTGGGCACATGATGATGAATTAGTATTCACACATGAAAATGGTAGAGTCATTATTTACAACAAAACACAGGAGAAAACAAATGAACGAAAGAGCAGAACGTATTAATGGTTGGGCAGCAATGATTGGTGTCATTGCTGCCATGGGATCATATGCTGTTAGTGGGCAAATTATTCCTGGGGTATGGTAGAATGATGTTAATAGCAACCTTAATGTTTGGTGCTTTTATAATTCATTCCATACTCCAGGAAGATATTGATGATGATGACCATTTTGATGGTGGTATGTTGATACCAGCACAAAATCCAATTCAATAGCAGACAAAAAAGACTTTACTCTATATACTGAGTAGAGTCTTTTTTATTATATGTCAAGGAATCGATTGAACAAAGATGAACTGATATGCCATGTTCTTAAACTCAAGTATGAAGTTGATACAGAATCAAAATCAGTTTGGCAAAAAGAAAAAGACTTGGCACACAAGTATCTAAATCGAATACTGGATCGGATTCAAGAATATCGATACTAGGGATTGACAAAAGTTTCAAAGACCTGTATGGTAGATGGGTCTACGGGACATCACTTCAAAATACTCTCAACACGGGGGTTGACAGGAATGCAAAACCGTGGTATGCTAAATACATCAGCAAGTTAAGAAACCAACACATTTCTTAACTGTTCGTAACACCCCTCAAACCAAGACCTATAGGGTGTCTAAACACGTCTTTCATATCCCAGACTTAGGGTGTTTGGGAAATAGTAACTCCACCATTCCCTGATGGTCTTACTTTTTTGTTCAAAACAATGGCAACAACTCTTTCAAGGCAACAATCTACATCTCCATGGCAGAATTTCTGTGAGTGGGTGACATCAACTAACAATCGTCTTTATGTCGGTTGGTTCGGTGTCCTGATGATCCCAACTCTGTTGGCGGCAACCATCTGTTTCATCGTAGCATTCGTCGCTGCTCCCCCTGTGGACATTGACGGTATCCGTGAACCCGTAGCAGGTTCACTCATGTATGGCAACAACATCATTTCTGGTGCAGTTGTCCCAAGTTCAAATGCAATCGGTCTCCACTTCTACCCAATCTGGGAAGCAGCATCACTCGATGAGTGGTTGTATAACGGTGGTCCTTTCCAATTGGTAGTATTCCACTTCCTTATCGGCATCTATGCTTATATGGGACGTGAATGGGAACTCTCATATCGTTTAGGTATGCGTCCATGGATCTGTGTAGCATATTCTGCTCCAGTCGCTGCTGCGAGTGCAGTCTTCCTCGTCTATCCTTTCGGTCAAGGTTCATTCTCCGATGCTATGCCTCTTGGTATCTCTGGTACTTTTAACTACATGCTTGTATTCCAGGCAGAACACAATATCCTTATGCACCCGTTCCACATGCTCGGTGTTGCTGGGGTATTCGGTGGATCTCTTTTCTCTGCTATGCACGGAAGTTTGGTTACATCTTCACTCGTCCGTGAGACGACTGAAACTGAGTCACAGAACTATGGTTATAAGTTTGGTCAAGAAGAAGAAACATACAACATCGTCGCAGCCCATGGTTACTTCGGTCGTTTGATCTTCCAATATGCATCATTCAACAACTCACGTTCCTTGCACTTCTTCCTTGCTGCATGGCCCGTTGTTGGAATCTGGTTCACCGCACTTGGTGTATCCACGATGGCCTTCAACTTGAACGGCTTCAACTTCAACCAGTCCATCCTTGATGGTCAGGGCCGCGTCCTGAACACCTGGGCCGACGTGTTGAACCGTGCCGGACTCGGCATGGAAGTGATGCACGAG